TGGTTGTAGCACATATGATCCTATCCCATAAGAAGTTAAATTGGTCAAAGCTCTGTTTATAATTGAATCATTTAACTGAGTATCATTTTGCTGTCTTACCCCGCTAGTAGAAAATTCTACTGGTCTAGTAAGAGATTCTGTGGCCGCAGTTGTAATATCTTGCTTGAATGTATATGTTGTTACAGTTGTTGGAGAATCTGCAACTGGGTGATCGCCAACAGAACCTGATCTAGAAGTATCAGTAAATGTGCCAATTGAAGTGCCAGTTGCACCATCAATATTGACAGTACCCAATCCGGTATTGGTGGCCGCAAAATCTTTAAGAATTACGTCGACAGCATAATCCATTTCCGCATCGGTCATCGTTTGAAGACCTTGGAATGTAGCCCCGGATGATTTAATTTTTAATGGATTAGCCATAATTCATCCTCACGGGTAAAGTTGAGCGCCAGATGAATCATAGACATATAAAGGCGCAGTAATGGTAGCACCATCAGGAAATTTATAACCTGTGTTAGCATAAACAATACCATTCACATGAAATGCCGTATTTGGAGTTAAAGTATTTACACCCACCCTATTTGCATTCTTTTGTAAAAATAGCAGCCCAGTATCTATATTCAATACGGCAGAGCCTATGGATACAGTATTACTATTTAAAGTTAATCTATCGGCCGCAGCATCACCTAACGTAGTATTACCTGATGATATTAGAGATGATGTGACAGTCAATTTATTAGTTGATGTATTACCACTAATTGTAATATTGGTTGCTACACTAACTCTACCATTTGCGGTTAATACACCATTGACTATTGTGCTACCATTTGCGGTTAATACACCATTGACTATTGTGGTATCATTATTTGCATCGCCTAATTTTGTTGCACCTAATGATACAAACCTAACATTGGCCGTGATCGTATTTGCATATAGCTTAGATTCATCAATCGCGAATTGACTAATACGGTTAAATGACTGGTTGGATCTAATCCTCCAGGTATCAAACGTATTAGTTAGCGCGACATTTGCAATTTTAGCCATCTATGACTATTCCTTGGACCCGAGTAGTTGTCTTAGCAGGTCCTTGATCTCAGCGACATCCTGCTTTAATGTATTTATCTCATCTAATTTAGCTTCCGTTTCAGCGGCCCTTTTTCGCCGAGCCCGATAGGCCTCTAGTCCAGATAGATCAGTGTTTATCACAGCCTTTGATATTGTATCTTTAGCAAAGGCTGGTTCATTTTCTATCTTGACTATATTTGGTTTATATGTCATCTCTGTAATGCAATCACTCGAATATCATCCAAACGCGGCGGATTTGTTGTTGTGCTGCTTGTCAATACAACCTTAATTGATAGATACTTATATCCAACAAATCTGGATCTTGCTGAGTTTCTATATTCGATAATATTTGAATTTGTTGTATTTGCGCCAGAAATATAGTCATTGCTATAATTTGGTACAACAAAAACATATTCTTTAAAGTCATCAATAATTTCAGTACTTGAAAATACTGTTGATGCCGTAAATCCAGTTTCTGATGTATATGACATTGGAATCCAATGCGCATTATCAAAAGTATCGCTATCTTCGCGATGTAGAATCTTGTAATAAACACTAATATTAGATCCGAGTGGACGGTATGCACTAATATACACGCGAATATCTTCAGCATCCTGTCCGTCGGCAAGAGTCATCTTACGCGTGATATATCTTGCTAGAGCATTACCACCACTTGCGGTATTAGCTTCACCTGTAGTATCATTATTGATTAGATTTTCCACCGTTGTAGCTGAAATTCTCTTTACATCAAGCACAGGAGATGAATATCTGCTAGTGCTAGTAAAGAGTGCTCTAATTTCCGCAGATCGCGCAGCACCCATTGATGTTCCGCTAATGGAAGTATTAGACTCCATACTGCGACTTAAAATAAATCTTGGTGCTGAAAATTCAGTATCAGCATTTACATCAAGATTAAAATAATTTGAATCTCTAGCAGTATTGCTTGTGGCAAATTTACCAGAGAATGTAATACTTGTATTAGTTGGTGTTAAGAAATCTGATGAGATATTGATTACATCAGCCTGCAAACGATCAAGCTTAACTATGCGTGCAATATAACCATTTGTTTGACCTCTAATAAAGTTATTTGCAAAGAATACTCTACCAGCACCAGATGCAGGACCACTATTTGTGAATGCTACATTTGACAGATGCAAGTATGTATTTGCAAATGATATTGCATCATAATATGCGGCCTTACCAGTTGGTGTTGTAGCTGATGTAATACCACCGCTTGAATTACCAACAATTATACCAGTTGTCGCATTTGTATTACGAATGCGAATTTGCTCACCACCTCTAAACTTGGCACCAAGAGATACATTTCTCACTCTAAGTTGAGTAGAGCTGAAGCGAGATATTGTACCTGTGGCTCCAGATGTAACACCCTGAACAAAGGTTACACCTGTATTTACGGCCTTTGTATTAGCAAATGTACCAACAAGAATGGTTTCACCATGAATTTGTTCACCAGCTCTAATGAAAGCTCCTGTGGCATTTGCAATTGTATAGTAATCCTTTAGCTCATTTTTAAATATAACAGTTCCAGTGCTTGCTGTATCAAAATTTGCCACATAGAGAGTAAACTTTAAGTCCTCTTCTTGAATTGGGCTGTAGACAATATCATTTGATGATGCTGATAGAATACCAGCAGCTGGTTGTGATGAAATTCTATTTCCTGTAATTCTATCGACTTCACCAAGACGAGCAATATGCATATTGTAATTAGGATTACTACCAACTGGCTTAATTACAATTGCATAATCGCGACCATTTTGTAGGTATACCGGTGATGGGAAATATACTGGAGTTGGTGCTGAACCATCAGCACTTGTATTGATTTCTGCTGGCTGAAGAATTACTTGGCTAAATGGAACCATACGAGGTGTTATGTTATTGGTTAGAGGATCAACTGCACGAATATGTATTTCGCAACCAATTTGGGTATCTTTAGTAGCAAAGAACAGATCAACCTTAGTTACAAATGCGCCTGAGCCTGATATTCTACCAACAGAATTAGTATCCATTGTAAATGATTGTGCGATAGGATCAAAAATTGTTTGATCAACAGTAATTGAAGTTCTACCTTCTAGAACTGCCTCAGAAACAACATCACCAGTTCTTGTGCTTACAACAGTATTTTGCACATCTTGTGTAAGCCCTTCGGCTGTATATACAGTTTCGGCCGAAGTTAAGAAAGTGCCCTGATTGGTATCATTTGTTGGTGAATCTGTCAGTCTAAAAATACGACTACCAGTTCTAAATCTCATATTTTCATTAGACGGTAGACGGAATATTCCATATACATTTCCGTTTGCTACAGAAATAAGATGTCCACCTTCATTTGCAGTATTTGCAAATGATGAATTAGTTGGTGTTACATATTGTGATACCGCAGTTCCATCAAAGAATGGATATACTCTTGATGTCGGCTTAACACCACGACCTATAAATCTAATTTCTCGCGATCTCATAAAGGGTTGAATATTTGTGCTTACTACCCTATTACCTGTGCTTGTGGTAGTAGTTCTAGGAACAAGAGTTCTACGAGTTCCAACTCTAGCTTGATTTGTTGTGGTCGTAGTTGTGGTTATTACTTGCTGGGGAAATGCTCCGCGAACTTCGCTAACATCAGTTGATTGAGATAGGGTTTGCCAATCGCTCCAGACAGTACCCCATGCACCACTTTGCTCCCAGTTTTCATCAAAATTATCAATATTGACAAGTACGTCAGGAAGCTGAACAGTATCGACCCAATAGTCTGATGGGGGATCAAGAGTAATGTTGCCATTCCACTTCCAAAATAGACCTGCAGCATTTCTAGTAGTGGAATTATACGGCTGATTTACAAATATCTCATGAGTATATGGCAGTGTTATAGTTTCACCGGCAAGAATACCATATACACCAGAGATAGTTGAGGACACAGCTCCGCTTGAAATTGTTGACGATGCAACAAAATTACCAGTTGCATTTTCAACATATAGCTTATTACCCACCTTAAATCTCAGGGTAGCAGTTGTTCCACCAGAGCTTACTGTAGAACCATTAGCAAATGCTGATGCAGAATTCGCAATGAAAACAATTTGGTCTCTGGCTACACCACCTGGTGTGACATTTGTGCGAACAACATTTGTTGAATTGGCCGAATTATAGAAAAGCTCGATATTATCAAGCTTAAATGGGGGGCGCGCTTCACCGAAATTAGGATCAATGGCAATTTTATAATCCGAATTTTTTACATCGCCTACATTGTGTCCATAAAATGGATCAACTAAGATTCCATTTTTAAATCTATTATTACCCGCTGAATCTTGAACAAGAAGATTTTTGGTATCCATCTCAAGTAAATTGAGAGTTGTATAGTATTCAAGATTTTCAATTCTATCTCTTAGAACACCAATATCTTTCATTGTAAATCTAGGATTTTTAACAGGAAATACCTTTGATGCCAAATCACCTCTATTAACTCTGCGGGCCTGCTCATCAGCAAGTGATGGGTATGGTGTCAGATTAATAGTCGTAATTGACATAGTATCTTTGGGTTCATCTGGTGTTGTCGGATTAAGCGACGGTACACCCTTTACCGCAATATAATTGCCATCGCGATCAAGAACAATTCTATCATTTCGAAGTAGATAATAGTCAAGGTCTGCGGTGAAATTTTCACCGGGCGCCATAAATCTTAAACCACCAGACGGCTGATCAAATGTCGTTGATAGTTTTGGATTAATTGATATATTTGTAAGCGAGGTAACGCTATTTGCGGTGTCCGTCATACGAGGACGAATATCTACGCAATCTCTCAAATCATATCTTAAACCAGTTCTTGGTGAAACATAAACTGGAATTTCATATGTAAATATTTTTGTGGTATCAGCTGCTGCATTTACGTCATCGACGGGATACGAATCGACTGAGAAATAGCCAACACCAGATGAATAGCTATGAGTAAAATAATCAAGTGTAACTAGCAGTCTATCGCCAGTTGATAGTGAAATACCACTACCGGGCTTACGCACCAGACGCGCATGGCTATAGAAATCATCTAGCATTCCCGCATCAAGGGTAAAGCTGTTTGTTACATCTGCACCCTCTGTCAGAGATGCGAAATTAGAACCTGATTTTCTGCGAACAGATACTAACTTAAATCCATCAGATAGACCAAGCGGCCAAGGTCCTGTGGTATTAGCAACATATGACGTACCACCACCAGCACCAATTCTAATTTGAACTCTACGATTTCTATTGACCGTTTTTGATGCTTCTTGACCATCAACCTTGTTTAGTTCGGTGAGAACTGTCGCATTAAGTGATGCACCAAGAGTTTCTTTCAGATCAAAATCAGTTTGAGTTGAAGATGATACTGTGATGGTACGAGCTGCTCCAGCTAAACCACCGCTACCACCAAAATCCAATACCTGACCTTGTTTTATAAGCTTATGAACTCGCATATTTGTGCGGGTAGCACCAGCTGTTGATAAGGTATTCAAAGATGATGCTGATACAGATGTAACAATAAAATCGCCAGTATTTGCAACTCGAATTAACTCACCAGGACTAAATCTTGTTGTTAGATCAATTGAGCTATTTGAACGAGTTATGGTATTTGACCCGCTTGTGGTGCTTAGTCTTAGGGTGCTAACCGCTCCAGTATTACCTGAACTTCTTGCAACCACATAATAATTTAAGCGACCAGTTGCAGATGATAGAGTACCGCTACCTGAGAAGGTTTCATCCGCTCTACCAGTTAATACTGATGCCGTACCACCAGTACCAAATGTAATGTCGAAAGACTTTTCAAATCTAAAATTGGTATCAACGGCGCCTGTAGTATCTCGCAGCCTTCTTATGGCCGTTGCTGGTAGACGAAATAATGCGACATCAAATGATGGATCAGTTGTATTTGCATTTTTACCGTTTGATCCGACAATATCGGCCTTACCATTAGCTTGACCAGCACCGGCACTATACATGATTGACTGAACATTGGCAAAACCAAATCCAGCATTCATATTAATATCGGTTAGATATACACGATATTGTGCAGATGGAAGACCTGGTGTACCTGATTCATATTCAATAGCTCTAACTCGCGCGGTGCCAATTTCTGAACCAGAAAATGATGTTATAGAATAATTTCTTGTTGATACTGCATTAGCTTGCTGTGATCTAAGGCTGACTCTATCCTGAGCATTTACGCCCCAAGAACCAACCACATTATCTGCAAGTATGTAATTGCCGTAGTCGATAAGTGCGCTGGCCTGTTCGACTGAATTATAATCGGTGGCCTTATCAATTGATACTCGCTTGCTTTGTAATAGCTCAATATCATAACCCTGAACATATGCTTTACCTGGATTTACTTCAACCACAAGCTTAGATGAGCTACCACCCTCACCTGCAGTAAAGACACCTTGATTATTACCAGTTAGCAAATGTTCACGAAGTCTTGGTGACATACCTGTTACGATATAATTACCAGATTCATCATATGTTCTTTGAGCAAAATAGTCTTTGAGAAGATTATATTGTGGTGTATCGGAGCGAGCTTGAATTTCGCCGTCTTTGATTTGTAATAGCTCAACAAAATTATTGCTGGCCGTTGCATTCGTATTAATGCGAATAAATTCAGTCGTTAACTTTAGTCGGGCCGCGCCCGGGGCAGCAAAATTATATGCACCTGATGCGGGATCAAGAAGCGTTGAATCATCGGCCTCTTTAATAATGCTCTCAATTATATTGAAGCCCACTCTGACTGTAGCATTTGAGCTGTATTTTGAAACAACTAAAAGATCGGAATCTGTTCTGATAAAATGATCTTTGGCGTAAACTACACCCTCATTAATTGTCATTAGGGCCGAATATCCTGTGGCCGATGATGTAATAAGATTAGCTGTAAGCCCACCACCACCCGAAGCAGTTAAAACTTCGCCATTAGCAAATGTACGTCTGCTGCTATTACCACCAGTAAATTTCACAAATAGAGTTTTAAAATTTGGTGTATTGGCTTCTGAACCATCATTTACTTTAATAACACTAGCCGAAACACCAGATGTAGATCCAGTGACGGTTTTATACAAAAAGGAATAAACATTGACTACAGTTGTACCATTAGATGCCTTATCACGCAGCTTCATGTAGACTACATCTTTATCAAGAATGGTCTGGCAGCCTCTAACAATGCTACCTTCTTTGAAAACATGCTCGGCAAAACGATCGATTTGATTCTGAAGAATAGACTGAATTTGAGTAAGTTCACGCGCCTGCACGGCCAAACCTGGCCGAAATAGAATGCGATGAAAATTCTTAGATTCGCTGAAATCGTCATAATACGGATCAACGTTAAGATTTGTCGAAAGCGTGACGGTATTAGCAATAGATGCCATCTGTCTCTTTTACTCCCTAAAACGTCACGACAAAGCGAAATTCTTCAAGCTGGTCGGGCTTTCTAACTATTGGAGAATTGCTTTCTATGTATAACACATCTCCAGTGTTTTCTCTAATAGCAGGCTTAATTGCATTTATGATTGTTGCTGTCACACCAGATGATACGGCCGTTAAAGTTTCCGTCTGAGCAAATCCACCACCAGTACCATTCGGCGATAAACGAATCACTCGAAGTATACCTTTGCTACGCGCTGCATTAGTATTTGCAAAATAAACAACTCGGGCTTTAGCACCACTAACACCACCTGTAACAACTTCATCAGCGGAATAGTCACCCGTTACATTCTGTATTACTATGCGGTGGCATTGATCTATAACAGATGCATTTGCGGCGGGCCCGCTTCTAAGTTTAGGATCACGTATCAAACCAACAGTTCTGAAATCATTATTTGTTGGAAATGTATTTGATTCACCACCTGATACTGAAATTGACATCATCAAATCTTTAGCATTTAGCTCATGTCGGGCATTACTACCATGACCATTTCTTGGTGATATTATAGCACGAGCTGTAGCGCCTGATCCATAAGATGAATTTGCGGATATGATTACATTTGCTTGGCTATAATTACGACCATTTGTTATTAATGTAATTTTACGAATTTGACCACCTAGCGAATTTGACACATAAGCTGAAGCACGAATCGCTGCGGTTGCACCACTATCGCCTGTAATTATAACATTAGGTGCAACAATATATGCGGATGATGTATTTGGTGTGATTGTGAAAGCACCATTGACTGTAACAATTCGACCGGTACCAGTATATTTAATAATACGGCGTAATTGTCCGGTACCTAAACCTGATTTAATGTAAATGGTCGAACCAGTATAGGCACTATCAACTTGCAATGCATTATTAGCTAATCTAACCACAGTAGAATTAGTTATTGATAGAAAATTATTGGTTGTGCTAATATAACCTGTACCATTTGAAGTAACTCTAATATGATCTATAGAACCGTTTGATGCTACTTGCTGCACTGCCCATTGTGCGCTTCCGTTGTTGGCTGTTACCTGTCTTACAGGAATATAAGTTTCTGTCAAGAATTTTTGGGCATCGGCCGTGGTTATCGCATATAAGAATTTCCAACGATATCCATCGGCGGTGCTAATAACGGATGTGCTAGTACCCGAAGGTTCCTCAGTTGAAGCTGCTCCACGATTATTATCCAAACACTTATAAACATTATTTTCTGTTGTAACAACATAAAATTGTCTATCAAATAGATTTGCTATATTGTCATCAAATTCAGTATAGACTGTATTATTTGTCCAATTATATCTAGGTGTTACAGATATCACATCGGTTGAATTAATACGTTTCATAGCAACCATATCGCGATAGATATCAAATTGTGTAGTAAATTGAGTATTTGTCACACTAGGTGGTAAAGAATCATTTGCAAAAGGAGTAATCCGACCAATAAACATATACATCCTGGTGGGCGCTGGTTCGTCAAATGACTCAAGCAGCTGATCGGCTGTATTCAATCTAAAAAATGGTGTGATTCTATTTGTCATGGAACCTCTATATCCTAGTCCGATTATTTATCAGGTCTAGGTAGACCTTTGATAGGTATAAACTATATCAGTACCTGTACCTAAGATAAACATTTTAGTTTGATCCAAACTTAAAGCAATAGCATGGGGTACAGATTCTTGAACGGACACATTTATATTCTTGCTATCATAGGATCCTGTCGATATATCAAATGCAGTAGATAAAGAATATTGATAAACAGTATCATTACTGCTACCAACAACTAATACTTTCTTGCCATCATTACTAAGGGCCATACCTTGCGGAGAATTTTCTTCCGAGGCAACAGATAAAAATTTAGAAGCAAATGTGGCAGTAGATACATCCCACGGAGTTGATAATGTATATTGAAATATTCTATCATTAGTAGAACCAAGAACATACATCTTATATCCATCATCACCAAATGTGATTGATTGCGGAGAAGTATCTTGAGCAGACACATCTTTGCTTTTAGATGCATACGTAGCTGTTGTTATATCCCAAGGAGTAGATAGACTATATTGCCATATTGTATCTCTATTGATACCGACTATGTACATGGTATGACCTTCAGGATGAAACTGAACATCACGAGGTTCAGTATCACCTGGGCCTGAAGTTGAAGTATTTGCTATTGAAATATTTTTGGATGTATAAGTTGCAGTAGAAACATCAAATGCTGTGGATAGCTTATATTGATAAACTTTGTCCGTGTTAGTACCAATCATATACATGCGGCGCCCTTCAGGACTAAATGCTAATCCAACTGGTTGAGAGTCTTCTGTAGCAACGGATATATTGGCGGATAAAAGACTTGCTGTGCTAACATTAAGTGGTATTGGAAGTAAAACTTGCTGACTATAAATAAACCCATGATTGTGTGTCAGATTGGTATTAGAAACAAATTGATAGCTACCAAACATCTTTGAACCTGCAGGATGCAATATCCTCTTAACCACATCGCGATATTTGTCAACAATTTCCGTAACCTTAATGACATATGAATATTCTTGATAGAAATCATTATCTTGCAGACGCATATTCCAACTTAGGAATCCTTTAGTATCAATATAACGACCCGGTTGAGTAATGACACCTGAGATTAATGGTTTTATTGCGCCATCATAAGTTGTATTTCTAATTGTATGACGAGTTATACCAACCAAATCGGCCGTGCTATCTACAACTGATGCAGTTCCGCGAGAATTTGTTATTACTGCATTTGCAAATACATCAAATGATGCATCCGATGATATAATCTCAAGTGATGTTATAGCACCAGGTGCGCGAACGGCAATAATTACCGCATCATCGCCTTTAAATCTTCCAGCTTCACCCGAAAGACCTTGCTCAAAAACAATCTGATCACGAACAGTTATAGTTGGTAGCTCAGGTACATAATTTAAACCAACACTAGTTACTGATATAGCATTAATAGATCCCGCAATAGAATTAGCAAAATTTAAAGAAGTCGCAAGAATAGATGATATATTAGCTGCGGCCAAATTTGCAGATACGGCTGCTGTATTAGTTCCTAAAGATACAAAAGTTGCTCCTGTATTAAGAACTACTGGGGCCAATGGTGATATCTGATTTGTATTAAGACTAACAAAAGATGTATTAGATAGTGATGTCACTGTTGCAGCAGCACCAATTCCAGAGCCACCTATAACTGATATTATAGATTCACCTAATCGATAACCACTACCACCTCTATTGATACGAAAAGATACTGGCCCTTGATCATTTGTTGCAGCAATCTTAGCAGACGCCGTAGCACCTGATGATGATATAATTACGGAATCACCTGTTTCATGAAATGCTCCAGGATTTATAACTTCTTCAATACCAATCAAAGAACCAAATGATGATGTGATTGTTGCAGTATTACCCAGGTCATCACTTATTGTGTCACCATCAACAAATGAACCAACAACATTTTCAACCAATAATTCAAAAAGAGGGTGGCCAAGAACAACAACTCGCGAAACCTTTTGAACCCTAGCCGTAGAACCAGAAGTTGCGCCAGTTATATTTCGCCCTTCCAAATTTGTTGGTAATGTCGAAAATGGATTACCTACACGAAGTATTGTCTCTCTAACCCAACGACCATCTGAGGCTCTAAGAATAAAATCACCCGGGTAGATAATTTCTATTTGCTTATTGAATAGAGCATAGAAAAGAAAATCATAAGAAAATTTAGATCCTCTGGTTCTATAAAAATCTCTGATATGCTTGACCAATAATCTTTTATCAGCCAAAACATTCTGAGGTATGTTTAACATAAACTCACGTCTAAAATATTCAACGAATGAATCCAGGGTGCGGTCTATATCTTGATATTCAATTAAGCTTCGAGTAGCTTCACCAGCTTTACCGGTTTGTTCTAAATATTCGTAATATGCTTTTAGAAAGGTCACAAATCGCGGACCTTCTTCACGAATAAACGCAGGAAATTGCGCCTCAATTAAAGGCGAAATTTTCTTGAATATTTCCTCGGCGCCAGATATTGCCATATTAGTATGTTGTCAATTGAGAGACTGAGGTGGAGCCAAGTGTCGCGCTATTACCCACGGTGCTAACCGTATCAAGGCGCGCATCTATACTGCCGGTATTGTCATTTATCAAAGTTATTTTTGCACCCGCAATCAATAAGATTTGATTTCGAACCGGCGACACATTATAATCATCTAGTTCAACACGAAAATCTATTTCGCCACCATCTACGGCTGTTGGTAAAAATGCATCTAGAGTAACAAGACCTGATTTATAATCGATAGTACCTAGAGATTTGATATATGTTCTGGTACCTTGCGATAGGTAATAGGCCCTAACATTACCAAAACCATCATCATCAAAAAATGCAGTAAACCCATTTAGAGTAAATGAAGTTGATGATGTTGCAGTCTGATATCCGTCACTTGGGTGAAATATCATTCTATTAAAAGATATGCGATATGTATTTTGAGCTGTAAAAGATGGTAAAAATTTCTTCTGCGCTTCAATCTTACCAGAGCTAGACATTATTGAAGAATCGGCTGAGTCAATCGCATCCAAAAACCGCGAATATCTAAACCTACCATCAAATCGATTTAGATTAGCCGCCTCATAAGATATAATCTTATTTGCGATTCTCACAGCAACTTCTGATGGCTGTAATGTTGTTAGCAGAGGATCATAACGCACAACCAAAGTAGGTACAATGTATAGGTATGTCGGATCGACTATCTCTAGATCAATTGACTGTACATTATATGTTTTCATAGCCAATTTGACACGTTCTTTACGGTTTGTTGAAACTAAGGTACCCACTTTTGGTTTAATAGAAGCATATACCTTACCAAAGATTGGTGGATCATTTTCTTCACCACCCCATATATTGACAGCAGACAAATCTGGATTATCTCTCAAAATAATACGCTTGTAATCTTCTTTTGTTACTGCACGATTTTGAGTTTCATATAAACGTGGTGCATTAAACTTGATCGACTCTGCCGATTCTATCTCCGCGCCACCTTCAGCTCTTTCGGCTGTAGACAATGTAAAACTATTCTGACCACCCACAGTTCCAACGGCCGTGAAATTATTTGCACCATTTGGACGAACACCATTGCTAACTCGATATGAAACAGTCACTGTACTATTGAAAGATGGTTTCGTACCTAAAATATTGTCACCAAAGCTAATCTTGTATAGCTTATTGCGGTCAGGTTCTATGAAAAATACCTTTGATACAGAATTTACTGTTTTAAGATCAGAGGCCTCAAGATATGTTTGTGTATTACCAGCTGTCGTGACTGATACCGTGATGCTTGATGTGTCTGTATTGGCATTTGGCAATACAAATGATGTATTGGCTGCTGTAAAAAGATACCTATGAGTTAACGGTGTCCCTTCGGTTATCTGAATAAAACCACGGAATCCATTTGACGAATTTGCATTTATAGGGTATGCTTGAGGCGTGACAAATGTATATGAGATACCATTAACGGATGCACGAAACTGAGTATCTTTAGCAATGTTTATTGTGCGAAATGTAGAATTTGCAGTAGTCGAAAAATTAATCAAAACATTTGCCGTAGCACCACGCGCTGATGTTGGAGTATAACCAAGCATCTTAGCACGCGATACAACGTTTTCATAAATCTGTGCTGTATCAAGAAATGATTCATTTGCGGCCATATTTGCATAGAAGGCCATATAATATGTATTATATGCAAGCAAATCGAGCAAGGTGCCGATGGCTGAATCTTCAAAATCAAAATCAGCAAAGTCTGGGCGACCTGCTATAAAATTACGCAGGTTCAACCTGATGGTATCAAAGTCTAGACCTGTAACGGTGATTGCGCTGTTTGCAGCCATTAACGTATAGCCTCTAGCGTGAAATTAAGGTTGATAGGTGTCTCACCGTTTATCGGTCTGAATACTATATTTACCCGTAAAGAATTTGCATCTGCATCGGCTGCACTTGATACAGCTAATATTTCAATTCGTTCATCATATGTTTCAACAGCATTGCGAACATCAAAATTTATTAAACCATCAAGCGCAGGATGAATTAATTCAAACAAATTTTGACGAATATCAGAACCGAGTAATGGTCTAAACGGTCGTTCACCCTTATCTGTTAAAATAAGACATTTTATAGCTTGTTTTAATGATTCAGTATTCTTACGAATGATAAGCTTACCTGTCACAGGATGCATCTTCATGTTCAGATCAAAATCTTTAAAAACAGGCGTCTTAATTGCACCGGCCATGAGATATCTCCGTTTGTGGTTTATTTATCTCATTTATTGTGGCGCAGTATTTTGTGCAGGTACGCTATTGTTACGTATTGGTGGTAGCTCCTCACGTATTACTGGAATTGGTAATAAAGATGGCCCAGGAACAGAACCGCTACTTGATGGGGGGCGCTGACCACCAGATTGCTGTCCTAAAGCTTGGCAAAAACTAGTGCCTCGAGTTATTGAATTTATGGCCCGAATAAGCGCAGTATTACCATATCTTGTTGCTATTTCATTATAGCGAGTAGCAAATGCAATAGGATCATTAATTAATAGTAAAAGAACTTGAACTTCTTGTTGTAATGAATTAACAGTAGGTCTAATTGGGCCCAATAGGTTAGTCAATGTCGATGATACTACAGATGATGCTTGATTAGCAATTTGATTTGGTAAATTTTGAACAGCAGCAACTAAATTGACTGCATTATTGATTTCTTGATTAATTGTATTAACTGCATTTCTTACCGTAGATATTGTTTGAGATAAAGATGAACCAATTCCACATCCGGCCGATGCCGCAAGACTTGCAGCCGCAATAACGCCTGCTGGGGCTGCAAGTAAAAGTGCTAATGCTTGCTGTGGTGTTGCCATCTCAATTTACTCCGTTCATGGATTTAAATCAACTCTAGAGCCTTTAATTGTTGTTGGGCCGGGAGATCCTGCTGTGAAAGATGTTTTACCAGCTATAGATGCTGCACCACCTGAACCTATATCAATATTATCTCCAGATACCTGCGTCATCTTACCTGTTGACATTACAAACATTGTACCATTGACAATTTTAGTTGTATTACCAATAGCAGTATAATCGTGAGTTGATCCATAAGATTCTGTAACAGCACCACCAACACCTCTGAATCTATCCGCACCCACAGATCGATAATCATTAGTATTGATTTGAGTTACAGAAGAACCAATAACTTCAGTTTCTTGATTTCCTTCTATCTTAACCTTCATATCACCCCTGACGGAGAGATTATAATTACCTGATACCTCCTGCACCATATCACCATCAACTCTAATTCGAGCATCGCCTGCTATAGTTACATTACAGCTACCGTAAATAACAACATTTTTGTCTTTTAAGCATATTTCATAATCATCGCCCACAATTCTTGTGACTCTGGTACCATCATCCATTATCTCACGATTTGTACCTGATGCATGATATTCATGTATGCGACGAGCGCCGTCAGTATCATCAATTTCAAATGTGTGACCCGATTCAGTTGTGCGAACATGATTGAATGGATAGAGTGGTGGTTTAGTAACTGAGTGTAATTCAGGTTGATCCCAAGTAGGTACTTCATATACAGAATCATCTTGATCATATGACACCGAGCTTGTCTTATTGATTTTGGCTGTAGGTATGTTTGTTAAACGATTATCAATACGTTCTTTTGTAATTTGAATTTCATTATATGCATCACCACCTATTGCAAACGGAGACGTATCAGGATTACCAGAATCTAAAGGATATACACCAAATGGATCATTAAATCCTAAATTTGATGATCCATCATCACCAGGAACCCCATGAAAAGAACCAAGTATCATTGGTGTTTGGCCGCGGCGACCATCCATAAAAAAACCTACAACCCAAGATCCTTCAGTTAGGCCAGTGGGAGAATTACCAATACCACTTATTGACGCAGATACTGCAGGCATAAGAACTTGCGCCCAAGGTAATGCATCGGTTGGTAATTTGGCTTTATCTTGTGTATGCCAACCAAAACATCTGACTTGCACTCGCCCGATTTTTAGTGGATCAAATCTCGATTCGACTATGCCAACAAACCAAACAAAACCATTTATTCCCATCCATTCAGTATCGCGAATAGGCATTATGCTCTCCCATCAACTGGCTGAGAATATGCATCCTTCACACATTCTAACGCGGTAACATATGACATACCACCAGGACCAAATCTGTGGCTTAGAGCAGTTATCAAATATTTACCACCAGAGAATCCGTCCATCTGTCTATCTCTAATTGACATTTCACCACTTTTTGGTATCTGTATGAATATGGTATCACCCGCGGCCAAGCTAGAGTCACCATGTACCAATAGCTTAGTTACATTTGTCATCATATCAGCTTTTGATGCGGTTTCTTGACCCAAAAAATCTTGTCTGCGTCGATATGTATTTTGCATATCAGAATCATTTTCAACAATATAAGGTATTGTTCCTTGATAAGAATTTGATACTATAAATTTCTCAAGCGCAGCAGTCGAACCAAATCGCCGAGAAGATTCTGGAGATAATCTTGGATACCGACCTAGATGATCTACATTACCATAATCTCTATTATAGAGATATTCATTACTTCTAAAACGTTTTGCTACAGGATCAAGAGACAAAATTTGTGTGGAGAATTGACCATCTATGATACCCTGAATAATATCAAACCCGATAGATTCCTGCATACTTACTATACGATTTCTATCAAATTGATTATCACCCTGAATACGATCATGTAAATAATAATAGATTTTTTTAGGCTCTTGACGCATTAAATATTGAAATGTGGCAAATGTATAACCACGCGATGTACCAAAAAAGAAATAATTTGATGTGCTTCGCCTATCGGCCGATTTGGCTTCATTTGCGAGGTGTGTAATAGCCGTAAGCGGACTAATTCTATTAAAAGTAGTAGAATATAACCCCTCGGTAGATTCAATTATTGACAATTTTTTATCCGTATCATTGGTCACACCATTCTGAAATATTTTAGTAACCATTGAATCGATTTTTACATTATCTTGAAAATCTTCAACCACTTTATATTGATCTCGCACCATTTCTGGGGCCATTAGAAACATATTATAGGTATCAACACCATTGTATATGCGATTTTTGTTAGCTAATTTATAGACTAACATTTTACCAGAAATTCTATTAGATTCTTTTTCACTATCTGAAAATGAAAATCTAACTGTTTCGCCGCCAATAATAGGTAAAGAGGTTTTGACTCCAACAGCATCCGCAACAGACAAAGTCATTGTAGGTGATGTGGTAGAAATACTCTCATAATAACTTATTTCTGTTAACACACTCTTAATATCAAGAGTGGTTCTAGTAGTTGTCGATTCTATTGAAAGCTCGTGGATTAAACCTGAGCCAGAGACTTGAGGTATCATTTGTATAGATTTCTAAACAGCTCTACTATACCAGGAACTTGATTTGGATTTATGATTGAGATGTTACGTCTTCTTTCATTTAAAGCAACTTCATAATCATAGTTAGTTATCAATTTTCTTGATGATGGTGATAACGAACTATAGGTTGTTTGATCCACTACAAGAGTGTGTTCGGGTATCAGAATTCGCTCACCATCACTATTAATATGAATTGTTCTTTGACGAATTATCTGCTCATAATGATGTGTCTGGGCCATAGCATTTGATACCGAATCATATTTTTTTCTAATATATTCATTTAACTGATTATTAGTCATCGGCCACTGATAATGCGGATCAAGTATTTCATTTGGCAGAAGTACAAGCCAATCGAGCATCGGATCGCCATAAAAATTAAATGCGACTAAATCAGGACGATCTCCTTCATTAACATCATATGTAAAAAATGGTATTAGAGCGCGCTTATAGAAATCACGAAGTATGAATCGTTTTGTCACATCTGTAGCAAATATAGAATTGCTAAGAGATGGTAAATTATATTCTACTAGCGGGAAATTGCTAAAATATGATGCCATCTATTTTTACCTATTATAATGATCAATTTGATCTTTTGTCACTATGTCGGTTTCTTTAAAGGTCATAGTTATATCTATTTTATTTGGCATCAATGGAGCTGAAGGATCCTTTATTGATGCGACATAAGCAGGAAAATTCATCGGATGATAATTTACATTAAGATTTTGCAATACACATTCACCGATTGTAAATAAACGTTTTGTTAAACCTGAAGGTCCCGTAAAAAATTCATTATTATTTAATTGTCCGGCAGCTGTTTTATCGGCCTGAGAAAATTCTATCTCAAATACATTGGGATATTCAAAAAAAGCTCTTGACGCCGCACCAAATGATCGAATACCTTCTGCTACTCCTTGCGCTGTTTCGGAAAATAAAGGACCTAATAAATTGCCTGCAACTTCTGGTGCTGCTGTACCGACACCGTATTTTGGATGCATTGCTCTTTTTATTTGATAGATTATATTCATCATAGTTTTTGCTTCATCATAATTTCTAGGTGATAATTCAAAAGTAAATGTATGTTCTCTGTGATTTACACCTTGAAATAATATAACTTTGTGAGGATTTGCAACTACACCGGTCAAGTTTGCAATTATCGACTGACCTAGTGCTCCCGTTTGACCCGCTGCAAGAGCTGCACCACCTACGGCAGCAGCTCCAGCCAGCCTGCCGGCTTGACCGGATGATTGCCCTTGGATAGTTTGAAATATTGAATTTATTTCATTTCGAACAGAAGTCAATATACGACTAACAGTTTGTCCGGGAGTTTGACTAGCTAATGCTTGTGATATTTGCTGAATACCTGTTCCGATAGCTGATGCTGCTTGACCCGCATCCGCTATAGATGCGGCGTGTGTAAGCAATTCACCTAATGCTGAAAGATTTGGATTTGCATAGTCCATTGTATAATTAGCCACAAGTGATGTTGGCATGGGTAGGGTAATATGCGCTATTCGTCGGGCAGCATTTCTAGTACTTTGTCCAAATATTTGACTATCGGATTCAAGAGATGATGTTCTAGTTATGCTTCTAAATTCTTTAATCAAAAATGATACATGATGATCTATATGAGTATAATCTCTAGGGAAATAAAGAATTTGTCCTATACCAGTTGTTGGATTTCTTCTAGGCCTGACAGCGCCTGGTGTAAATTGAAAAATAGGACCCTGGCCGAGTAGACCGCCTATGTTTATACCGTATCTACCTGACATGTTTGAAAACCATCCCTTCTAGTTAGGGTTATTTATGCCATACATAAACGGTGGCATACAAAGGACGTTATCAACCAGCAAGACCTGAAAAATATCGCGGCGATCCTAGAAACATTGTGTATA